CACTGCGCATCTATGTGAGGGATATCTAATGGCACTTATCTTTGATTTGACGGAAGACCCTCAGCAGGTCGTGCAAGTCTCCGCATGGGTCGGAGACTGGCACTCCTATGTAGTTCGCTTGGTTGACGAACTAGGAAGCCCTGTAGACATTACGACTGGTACGCTGGGTGCTACCTTTACCAACATCCAGACTGGCTCTACGTACACCTTTCCATCCGGATCTGTTACCCTCACGAAGCAGTACAGCGCACAAGGCATCCTAAGCGTGTTGAACCCAGCGGCTTACGGTACAGCGGCTGATATCAGGCTAACGATTTCCTTCACGGTAAGCACTACGGTACGGCGCTTTGGTCCATTGCAGATCGAGGTACTTGCTCCGTGATAAAGATGTCTTACAGCCTAAAGAACGTACGGCTAGATTCTTATCAGAGAAATCTACGCCAACTTTCTGTTGCTGTAGGTAATGCTGCTGGTGATATCGAAGGCAATGCAAAACAAAGCATTGAAATGTCAAGCGGTCAATACAAAAAGTATCCGGGGCGTAAAGAGCATCCGCACTGGTCAAGCCCTCCCGGCAGTCCACCTGCTAATGATTTAGGTGAACTTGCAAACAGTATAGAAAGCAAGATGACCGGCAGGACATCAGCCGAAGTGAATGTCCATGCAAAGTATGGAATACCGCTGGAGCTTGGTTGGATGACTCAAAGCGGTACACACGTACCGGCTAGACCGTTCTTACGTCCAGCGGTTGAAAAGGTAGCGCCATCGTTTCAAGCTGCCGTAAAAGTTATTCTGAAGGGTGGCAAGTAATGGCATTTGAGCCAGCAGTAATAGAGCAATGGATCTACGAAACCTTGACAGGCGATACTACGCTTATGGGTTTGCTTGCTCCTGACAATAAGCCTTCTGGTTTCCAGATGTCGGTCTACAACACCATTGCCCCACAGGTAGACCCTATCAGCCGGAAGCAACCGATTACCCCTTATATCGTCTTTGACCGCGCAGGTAATGGAGGGCAAGACCAAGACGTGCTTTGCGGTAGCCGGGTCTTTACTTATCCGACCTACAGAATCACCGTGTGGGATACTGCAAGTGGTGCGGTAAGCATGTCGCAGAGTGCTGCGATCATGTCCCGTATAGACACACTGCTTGATAATCAGCACGTTTCGAGTACCTCTCCAAGGTTCTATTGCCGGAGAGAATCAACAGCTCAAACGTTTGGTGTAGAGAGCGGTGGTCGGACAGACTTTGGAGTGACGGCGGTGTACCGTATGGTCACACAACAATAGGAGTAACATATGCCATTCTCACGTACATCTGCCCTTATCGGTGAAAACTGTGTTGTAACCGTTGCTTTTGGTGGTTACCAAGACGGTTCACCTTCCACCTTTACGGCTGAAACATATACCTGTATCGCTCGCTCGGTTCGCTTCTCGACATCCGTAAACAGTGTAGATGTCTCTGCACTCTGCGATGCTCAGAACAAGGCTCAGGTAACGAAGGCAAACGGATCCGTTGAGGTTGAGTTCTTGGTTGATTCGGTTGTCGGTCCAATCTTCTACGGCAAGGATGGCTACTACTGCCAGATCGTAGTAACACCGGGGAGCCTTACCGCTAAGACCTTTGTCGGTGTTGTTACCGCTACCGGCCTAAGCGTTGCAAACGAGGAAGCCGTAACCGAGTCCGCTACAGTTACCCTTGGTGCTAACGGAGTGTCCACCGCTTGGTCGTAGTACACTAGCGCATGGCACTAAGTAACCTAAAACAAATCCCGAAAGATGCCGACAAGGGAACTCTAGTAGTTGACTTGTCGGACATCGCTGGTGATGGCGCAGAACTCCGTTTTCGTGAACCGAAGGCGGCTGACCTTTTTCCAGATTCCAAAGAACTGCAATCCTTGCGTGTAGCATTTGCCGAGTTCCCCGAAGCGATGCTGTACCAAATCTATCTGCTTGGTCGGTGCTATGTGCCAGACCCTACAGATGGCGCTGAGGAATCGCCATTACGGGCATTCGGTAATTTGGCACGTACCAGCAAACAGACGTTCTTTAGAATCCTTGGCGAGTTCATTTCTTGGTATCCAACGGATGACTTACAAGGCAGGGTCAAAGACGCAAAAAACGGCTCCGAGGTGTAGCAGGTCAGGTTGCCTACTACACCGTACGGTATCTCAACCGGCATCCATCAGAGACCGATCTAACACTTGACCAAATCGCAGAAGTTGCGATGATTGGACAAGAGATAGAAAAACAACAAGTCGAGATGGTTAGCGCATTGATTGGAGGCAGGTAATGACAGTAGCAGAACTTACAGCCAAGATTTCGGTAATAGGTGAGGCTGCTGCTGTCCGTGCCTTACAGCGTGTAGGAAACTCTGCACGTTCCGTTGGTGAAGCAATCCGAACAGCGGCTGATGCTACTCGATTGTTTGAAGTAGCACAGGCGAGCTTTGCAACTGTCACAGGAATCGAAGCCGCCAAAGCCTATGATTCACAAGTTCGTGGTTTGGCTGCATATTCCCGCAATGCGGAAGAATTGCAAGCACAGTTAGCAAGGCTACAAGAGATAGCAAAACTCCCAGGCTTAGGACTAAAGGAAGTCAGGCAGGGCGTTCTACAGTTAGAAGCGGCTGGCATATCCGCTCAGACTTCAGAACGTGCATTGATGGCTTTTGGTAATGCTCTTGCTCTGGTAGGTCGTGGTAAATCTGAACTAGACGGTGTCATTCTTGCACTCGGTCAGATTGCATCTAAGGGTCAGATATCCGCTGAGGAAATCAACCAGATTGCCGAACGTGTTCCACAGGTACGCCAAGCACTGGTTACTGCATTTGGTACGGCATCAACCGAAGCCATCCAGAAGATGGGACTATCGGCAAACGATGCCATTACAAGAATCATCAGTGCAATGGAGCAACTACCAAAGGCTACCGGCGGTGCGATTACAACGTTTGAAAACCTACAGGATGCGATCGAGCGTGCTTTCCTTCCTATCGGTCGTGGCATCCTTGATATCTTTGGTGCATCAAGTGGTGGCGCAGAACGGCTTATAGATCAAGTTGGAAGGTTAGCGCAGGAACTTGGGAACGTGCTAACCGCCATTGGCAATAGCGGTGTCATTCAAGAGACTCTAGACAAACTATTTAGGACGTTGGGTGGTGGTGGTGGATTCGCTGAAGGTTTTGCACGGATGGCAGCTAACATTCTTGCATTCTTTAGTGACATCGTTCCGACCGTCGAGAATGCGGTGCAATCAATCAAGAATAGCATCGTAAGCGGAATCAACGACTTAACCATAGGAGTACTTGAAAATCTATCCTTGATTCCATTCTCTGGTGTCAACGAGACAACCATAGGGGTGGCTAAAGGTATAGGTGCTGCGTCTGCTGCTCTTGGTCAAACCAAGATGAACAACGTAGATATGGCCGCAACTGCCGAGCGTTATTTTCAACAGATTATGGCTGCTTATGGTCCACAAGGATTACCTGCTGGTTTAAACTTTGGAGGCATCAAAGAAAACGCTGGTACGTCTAGCCCTGTTTCTTCTTTACTTGGTCAGATTGCAAACAACACCAAAACAACCGCTGAAGCACTCACACTACGACGGGAGACGCTTGGCGGAGGACAACTTGGTGCATTGGGTGTAACAGCTGGAGAAATGATGGGCGGTAATGGTGTCGGTGCAATTAGGATGGGCGATTTCTTTGGTGGTGGTAACAACGGCTTGATTCCAGCTGGGACGGAGCTTGAACGCTCGGTAAGACGCATCATGCGGGACGAAGCACGGAAAAACGGCACTCCCGGAATAATGAAGAGGTTCTGATGGCAAACTCGTGGCCGCTTAAGATTGAAGTAGACTGCCCAGAACCACGCCCTCAAAAGGGGCGTTTGGTCGTTGCAGCTGACGGCACCACATGGGATATGGCTAAAAGCAGTAATGTATGGCTTGATCCTGCTACCCTAACACTGATGCTTGCCCCGCTTCCGATTACCGCAGCATGGCGAACAACGTACTCTAGTAACTACGCAAGGTACCAGAAGATTGATTACACGCTAACTACATCAGCTAAGTGGAAAGATATTCAAATTCGTGCGTCTGGTGATTACTTTTTACAATCTCTTGATGTAACAGAACGGGCAACACTTACTACAGCCTGGAGTGCTAACACAGGTGCTTTCTTGGCTTTGTATGTGCCAAGTATAAAGGGTAGTGATGACACCGTTGTTCTAAAAGCAGGATGGGGCGTTGGAGCTTCCGGATCTGTTGAAGTTTGGATTACAGCATCTGGTAAAGCGTCTGTTTACAAGTCTGGTGTCCTTGTCGGTGTATATAACAACAACGATAGTAATATTGCACCACAAGCATCAACGGCTGCATCTGAAGGCATTGCCGGTGAGTTTGTTACTATTATGATGATTCCATGCCGACGGCGTGAATTATTAGTTGTGACAAACTTTGGATTATCTTTCAGCCATGTATTTGCAGACTTATCACCACTTACTGCAAATACGATTGTTCCTGCGGCTACGTTTAGTTGGATTGTTCCAGTCGGGCAGGCAACAGTGCAATTGTCTCGTGTGTTTTTTGAAACAGCCGGATATGCCGTTTCGCCTATAAAGAAACTGCGCTATGCACCCCCAACGGGAGCAACTTTCTACGATACGTATGCATATGATGGAATAGGTACTGGTTCAGCTTTTGCGGCTTTTAGTGTTGTTAAAGATGATCTGACGGCATATACGCCAAACGGGACAATTAAGGATGTACGCGCTAAGGTTAGCCTAACAGGTACAACCGGTTCTGCAACATTCGGAGTTTATTCTATTGATTTAGTCTATGATCCAGAGGTAGGTAGTACAGCAGATGACCCGGTAGACATCACTTGCGATGTCGAGCGTTTAAGCATCAGCGTAGACGATAACGGTAGGGCTACGTGTAGCCTAACAACCCGCAGAAAGCCTATTACAGATGCAGGTGTAGACCAGCCACAGATAACCTCAGATAGACCTATCCGGATTGCTTTGACCGATGGCGCTACACCTACGCCAGCAGAGATAGACATATTCCGAGGGACGCTTACACCGCCAGAGATTACTTACGAGGAAGGCGATACTACTAGAGATTGGAGTATCTTTGTGTACTCCGGTCAAGACCGGTCCCGTGACTTTGACTTGGCGTACATCGTGGAGTCATACCCTTACGATGGGCTTGTAGCCGTAAACGCTATTCTTGATTTGATGCTGATTGCTGGCTATGACGGAAGTACTTACTTTGGTGGGGATAGCCCACTCTTAGACTTGCCGTATAGCCCTAACATCTCAAAGGGTCAATACGCTCTGGCTCCTGATTTTTTCGATACCGTTGGTGGTTATCTCGATAAGCTCAAGAATGATTACTACGCTAACTGGCTCACAGGGTGGATGCCTACTACCAGTGGATATTTGTACATCTGGCAAGACACACCTAACGCCAGTACTACACCTGTGATGACGCTATACCAAAGCATTGCAACGGCAACCACAGCAGGCATTACAGAAGTACTCCGGCCTAAGCGTGTGGTGCGCAGGATGTCAAGCCACTACGAGACACCCGAAGCAACACAGGTACAGGTTGTAGGACAAGACCCAGCAACCGGATTGTTTATCACTAAGAGCCTAGTAGATACAGCTGCGGAAACTGCAAGCACTGCACCAGCGTCAAGGCCTTACAACTGGCGAGGTCGACCAGTACCGTACCAACTGCGTGACCCAGCACTAACCACGCAGGATGCTGTAGATCAGGCTTGTGATTTGCTTTATGAGCGTTTGACCACAGGGCGTATTCTCATCGAGTGGGAATCTGACTTCTTGGTTTTGTCTAGCAACAATCGCCCACTTTGGCTTGGTGATGTAGTTCGGATAATGGAGCCCGACGGCACAACCACCAAGGGTGATTACCGTATCATCGGTATTCCAACGATTGACTTTGTTACCGAGCAGACATCAGGCTTTAGTGTACGCAAAGCCGTGTATCGTGGACAGAAAGTCTAACCATGGCATACCTTGACGGTACACGTACATCAACGCTCACGATGTCGCACACGCAAAACGTCCAGGTGAGAATCTGGAATCCATTTGCTGTACAGCCTGAAGAGCCAGACTACAACACGCACTATACAAACTTTACCTTTGGTGGACATCTAGGCTTTTCTGCATCTCTTGCCATTGCTACTAACGTTGTGGCTGCATCCCCAGGTTCTGCATGGTCTTGGGAACTGCGAGCAAACATCACGGTAAACAACGGGCACGGTAGCACGGCTACAAGTTATAAGGTGCTTGCATCTGGAAGCGAGACAGGCGGGACAACTTACAAGGATGTTAGCGCAACGTGTGCTGGTGACTTTAGTGCATCCGTAAGTACAGACAAACTCTGGGATATTGCCGAGGCTGGCTTTTCGTCTTCTAGCGCACCAACAAGGTTCCCCAGCCTAACCTCCTATACTTGGTATGAGATGACCACATCGGGCGCTACAGCGGCTTGTAGCCTATCTGCTGGCGGTAGTGCTGTGAGCGTGTCGGCTGCTGCATCATCTAGGCAAACGGCAAACTACACGGCAACGCTTGATGCTTACGGCTTCAGCTCTGGGGATGATAGGCACGACTTTGCAGTAAGCCTTGTGAAGGTCAATAGCGTTGCTGTTCATGACATCACACACGCTCACACTTTTCACAACCAGAGCGCCACCGAATGGAGCCTAAGTGTTCTTGGTGAAACCGACGGCTTTGGCATCGTTAGCACGGCATCGGCTGACATCGGTACTTCTTCTTCTCTCGATCGTAACGTGTCTATTGCTGGCAGGATACGTGCTTGGGAGGGTGCATATCCAGATGCACTCAATGTAGTAGTGACTGGCTATGACGGCGGTACCCGTACTGTAGGCTCTTCTGGTGGCTCATACGGGGCTACAGATACCTTTGTGGACTACAGAACGACATCGGTACTTGTTGACCCTACTTACGGGACAGATACGCTAACCACTCAAGCAGACGATGTACCTACATGGATATCTGCGGAACTCTCCGGCAGTGGTCTAACAACCAACGGAGACAGTAGCACGGACAACCGTGTACTGTTCCGTGGTTGGCGATTCAACGGCTGGTCTATTTCCGAGACAAACAACCGAAGCATAGCCGGTACAGGTAACGATAGAACCTACGCACCGTATGAAGGTATGTCTGGTTACCGTTACCTTCAGATTCAGATCAAGGCACAATCTGGCACTAACGCTCCCGGAACCATCGAGTTGACCGATTACCACGGCAACACCAAAAGATGGCAGGTTGTGGCTCCTACGACCTCCTACAGTACTATCACGCTTGACCTTTGCTCTCCTGATACATGGAGCCTTGGGAGCCTACCGGCAACTGATGACAAGGACAATCCGTATCCCCGAAAAAACACGGCATCAAGCAGCTACGCCGGTAGTGAATCCGTAGACTCGGCTTACTGGGGCATCACTTCCTGCCAGCGGTTACGTGTGCAAACCGGAAGCATTGACATTGGTACAACCACTCTGGTTTACACCAACACGGACAGCACTTACGTACCGGATTCCTTTACCGCGCAGTTCGAGCGCATTACGCCTGCTATCGTTTCTGAAGCGGATACCACTACCTATTACTACGGCAGGCGTTTCTGGCAACAAGACCGTGATGGCAGATGCGAAGAAGAATCAGACGTTTGGTGGAGTAAGACCGTAGGCGGTGCTACCGGGGTTACGTCCTACAGCGTAGATCCGGTAACTATCAGCGAGCTGTGTGACCAGATAAATGCAAGCGATGTTTCGATTGTTCGGCATCCCGGCTGGGTGGCAACGAACTCGGTAGCCTATCCTGCTGGTGCTACCTGCTCGGTAAGCCAACCACCGTTGCGTGATTGTTTCCTAAACGGCGTTACAGGCTACTCTACTTGGCTCAGGGGTGGCGGTATCCTTGCCACGCCTAACGCCACAAGCGGTACAGACTTTGCTTACGGGCACCAACTAGCACAAGGCACTATCGTTGCCCAGACGCTCTTTGACCGCATCAATGGTAACTTTCCGCCTGACCTCAATGACCCGTTCGATGTCAACGGCGGGACAGATAGCGGGTTGTACTTACCGGCTGGAAGCTTGCTACGTGGCATCGCTCATGGGGCTTTGCTTGACAATGCAGGAGACCCGCTCACTACTGGTACGGTTGACCTCCTGCTTGCATCCACAAGCGCAAACCGTGGCACAGATAGCACGATAGATGCCGAGGGACGGTATTACACAAGCACTCCCTGGGGACTCGGTGAAAGCAATCACACAGTCACTTACAGCACGAGTACAGACGGCATCCTGCCATTACATACAAGCCATCGGTTTAGGTGCTGGTTTCGAGAACAGGAACTAGCGGGTGTATGTGTATCTGCTGCCGTCGCTCCTAACCAGCGTATGTGCTATGCGGTTATTGAAGATGGAGCGGTAGTCCTGCACTTTGCCGATGGACCGAACGCAACAAACTGGGTTATGCAGACCACGTCTATAGATGCTAGTTGCGTCCATATTGCATATGATCTGACAAGTGCGGTAGGTCGGCTGTACATAATTGTTGATGCATCAGGTAATGATGTTAAGTCGTACTACACAGATGATGAGGGGGTGACAGTAAGCGTGGCAGTAACAGTAACCGGTAATGGCGATAATGCCAGCGTGGCAATCAACCCCATGGGTAAAAGAATCGTGCTCTATCACCACTCATCAGACCTATACAGGGTCATCTACGACCCACAGGGAAACGTTATTACTGCATCTAGTGCAATAGTAAGCGGTGGTGTGACAGGTAATAAGACGGCTATCGCTTGGCGCTTAGGTGTTTGGTACGCCTACTACCGTGCAAGTGGAAGTACTCTAGTCCAGATATCCAGCATCGATGATGGGGAGACATGGAGCTGATAGGAAGGGGTGGTGGGCAGCGAAGATGCGTTGGGAGAACTGCCCACCGGTGTCGGGAGATAAGATCGACAAAAGGAATATATCACTATGAATAGACCTATTGCACTGAGAGCAGCTAAAGAAGCTTTGGACAATGTTGGTGTGCAGGAAGTTGGAGACAATCGTGGCAAGGCGGTACAGATATACCAAGCCTCAACCATCCCACCTGTACCACCCGGTAGCCCTTGGTGCGCTGCCTTTGTCGTGTACAGGCTAAGGAACGCAGCGCACGACTTAGCCCTAACAATCCCCCTAGACTGGCCACGCTCGGCTTACTGTCCCGATCACGGCAACTGGGCACGACGAACCAAGAACTGGGTATCGGTCAAGGATGCGGAAGCAGACCCTACCAAAGTGCGCATCGGTGATCTAGCGTGCTTTTGGTTTGCACCGCTAAACCGCTTGGCTCACATCGGTATTGTTACCGGGGTATTCCCATGGGGTGTCAAGACCGTTGAGGGTAATACATCCCCTGAGATGGAAGACGAGGACAAACCGGAGCGTGAAGGTGACGGGGTCTATCGCAAGGCTAGAGCATGGCGAGAGTTAGGCGCAAACGGTGGCTTTGTCTCTATCGATTGGTAGTATGAAGCAACGAACCCGGCAAGCCTCTGCATATGCTCAAACTGCCGGGTCTCTTATTGAGTGGGTGTTTCCAAAATGGAACTAACCACTTGAACTGTTTCCATAATGGAAAGAGTTGACAGCAAAAGACCACCCTTCTTTCGAGGGGTGGCCTTACGCTTCCAAGCACCGATAGTTGTTGTTTTTTTGGTTTCCCTTGCGGGTGATTTGATTCTACCCCATGAACTCCGCAGTCCATTCGCCAATCATCTTGCGGATGCCCCATTCTGATGGGCTGTGATAAATGAACTCGTCATTGTCAATGTAGTTATCTTCACCGTTGTTGCTGGTGATGACGTGGGTAACACTGCCCTTGAATGTGTGAATCCAAACCGTGAACCGGTCGGCATCACGTACAAAGCGAACCATACGGCAGTAACGGTAGGAACCGTTCTTTTCATCCCATGTGCTGGTTACGCTGAACTCGATATCGTCAAACGTTGGGCCTACTGCCTTGATCTGCTTGTGAAGGTCATCAAAGCATGTCAGCTTTACTTGTGTCTCTGTCATCTCTTATCTCCCTGCGGTATATACCCGCACTGAGAATATACACCCAGTGCGGATAGTTTGTCAAACAGTTTTTATGGTCACCGATTCGCTGGCTGGAATAATCTCAATCCCTGGCGCATGGACGGTGGCAAAGTCACTGAGCTTGCTAACCAGCACGGTGTGCTTTGTCTTGATGGCTTCCGGGTTGTGATGCATCAGCCATTGCACGGTTTCTTCTTCATCAATCACCTTGACCCGCTCGGCTACAGTCCGGAAGGATACTGAGCCAAATGGACACGTCCATGTCTTGACCTTCAGGCTACCGTCGGCTTTGCGTGGCAGTTGGCTCAGTGCGTAGTCTTGCAGCTGTGCATCGTACTGCCTTTGTAGCCAATCAAGCCGTCTTGATTGCTTGCCGATGATGGCTTGACAGTTTGCCAAGATGGCGTGCATCTTTGCTGTCTCGGCATCAATGGCTGCTTCAATGTCCATACGCTTCCGCATGACCAAGAGCGCCAAGTCTTCCGCTGTCTCGTTGCCATTTATCCAACCGGATGCTGGACCGGCATACTCGCCGGTTTCCTCGTCCCACAGCTCGCCATCGATTACATCAAAACTCATCTTATTACCTCCCAATCTTCCCTTGCTTCCTGAATCGCTCGATCATACAGGTCATCTATGGCAGGACACCAAGCGTGTCGGTTGCCATTAGCCCTGTACATAATCAGGTTCTTTTCTCCGATGTCAGAGAACCGGACATAACAGCCCGGCTCCCATGCTTTGCGCCTGATGCTCAATCCCTCAAGCAGTCTTGTATACACTGCCCCGAATCTCATCGTTGTAAACCTCTGGGCTTGATAGGCTCAGAAATAACAATGTTCCCCTGTGGGCCTCGTGGCAGCTGATTGGTTGCCGTGTTGCCATCGTCATCTTCGTCAGCTGATATCGCCAGGAGTGCAGACACGCTGTACCTCCTGCCGTAAGTAAGAGCAGAACCAAGGCCGTGGGCATCAGGCTTGGTTACCGGGATGGTTGCCGTGGTGCTGATCCATTCACCGCTGGTATGGATGATTCGGCTCTCTACTGTAATCGCTACAACCTTGCCGTCTGTGACAATGGTGTCTGTAGTGCCTTGGGTAAGCATCAAATCGTTAGCCGTCAGGATAGGGCGCAGAGCGTCCAAGATGCTGTCAAGGGTAACGTACTTGCTACGAAAGGCAGGGTTAGTGCCCTCTTTGCTGATGCCTTGCATCCGGCTTTGTGCCTTGATAAGGGAAGGGGCAATAGCCCCTATGGTTTCGCTACTTGTCATTAGATATCTTCTCCCATTAGAACATTGAGGTGGTCGATGTGTTTGATTACTTCTGCCCGGTCGTTTAGATCAATCCCGTATTCATCCACAAAGTTTTGTGCAAGCTGGCTTTCACGGTTAGTCATGATGTAGTCTGCGGTCTCTTCATGCTTCATTGCAAAGACTGAACCACACTTGTAGCCGTGGCCACCATCAGAGTAATACTCAACCTCATCGAGTAACTCGCTAGGTATGTAGACCTCTAGCCAGTCATCTGCATATACTGTCATCTTTTATCTCCTAGTCAGCAATAACATATGGAAAGCAAACATTTACAAAAATCATACGATGACCGTTTTGTACAAATGCCAAGAAGTTGTTGCCGTCAATGTTGAAGTCATCGCCATCAACTAAGTTGTTTGCTACTGCGTATGCCCAAACATCTTTGATTTGAGCGTCTGTAAAGTTAGGGTCTGTCATTGTCTTATCTCCAGTACCGCTTGGGTACACATCAATAATATATTCTAAAGGTGTATATGTCAAGGCTTGACAATACATAAAGTGTGTATATACAATGGGGCATGATTAGAGGATTGACCCAAAACGAGCTGGCACGGCGGACTGGTTACACCCAGCCCCGCATCAGCGACTATATGACAGGCAAGAAGGCTCCATCGGACACCAGTCTAATGAAGCTGGCAGAAGCGATGGACATGGATCCTGCGGAACTTTCAAAGCAACTGATGCTGCGTAGAACACTCCGCAAGGGTAAAGCACCGGAAGCACCAGAGCAACCGGGTGAATAGGTAGATAGGGAGATAAGAAGATGCGACGATGCAACGAATGTGGAAACAGCGTAGAAGATACAGATCGAATGTGTACGGCTTGCCGTTTGGCAGAATGGCGGCACTTCCAGACTTTGGAAATCAACAAGCGTAATAGGCAGAATGCTTTGGATGCTAACCGGGCTGCATACCTTGGGCGTAAGCGAGCCATACGGGACAGTATCCGTGCTGGTGTGGTTACTGCTGTAACGGTGCTCCTGTTCTTGGCGCTTGTATCTGCTACCCGTGATGCCATCCGGTATGAGTATGAGACCAAACCTGCGATGCTCAAGGCCAACGGTGTCAAGTGAGATACCTGAGTGTATGTAGTGGCATTGAAGCCGCAAGCGTTGCATGGGAGCCCCTTGGCTGGTCTCCTGTTGCATTTGCTGAGATTGAAAAGTTTCCTTCCAAAGTGTTGGCACATCACTATCCTGGAGTGCCTAACCTTGGTGATATGACAACGTTTAGGGAGTGGGATATTGAAAGAGGTGCAGTTGATGTTCTCGTTGGAGGGACTCCATGCCAGTCCTTCAGCGTTGCCGGACTCCGCAAAGGGCTTGATGATCCAAGAGGAAACCTTGCACTCACCTTCGTTGCAATGGTTGACCACTACCGCCCCGAATGGGTTATCTGGGAAAACGTCCCCGGTGTTTTGTCCAGCTCAGGAGGACGGGATTTTGGTTCCTTCCTCGGGGCGTTGGGGCAACTCGGGTATGGGTTCGCCTACCGAGTGCTTGACGCTCAACACTTTGGAGTCCCCCAGCGAAGGCGTAGAGTCTTTGTTGTCGCACATTCTTCAGGGGACAGCAGACGTGCAGCAGAAGTATTATTTGAGCCAGAAAGCTTGCGAGGGAATTCTACGAAGAGCAGAAAAACGGGGCAAGACACTGCCCAATGCCTTACGACAGGCACTGGTTGCAGGTACGACCCAAACACAGAAACCTTGATACCTGTTATGTATCAAAACAACCAGACAGATGCACGGCTAAAGGAAGAGACTCGCACAAGTCAGACAGTACTTGCACGATGGGGTACAGGTGGTGGGAATACACCTCTAGTAGGGCAACCAATAGCCCTTGCAGAGAACATCATCGGACGGCAACCAGGCAACGGCGGTAACCATGATGGATACACGGTAGGTGGCCCAATGTACACGCTCAACGCAACCGGGGTTCACGGTGTAGCACATCCAGCCCATGCATTCAATCATCAATCAGGTGGTGATATGCGTGGCATTGATCTGCGGGAATATCCACAACTGCAAGCATATCAACAGACATCTGTATTGCACGGCATGGCAGTACGAAGGCTAACACCCACCGAGTGTGAACGGCTTCAGGGCTTCCCGGATGGATACACTAACATCATGCCTAACACTCCAGATGGTCCAAGATACAAGGCACTCGGTAACAGTATGGCTGTACCTGTCATGCGCTGGATAGGCTCTAGGATTGCACTTGCCACCAAGTAAGGCAAGCATACGGCAGACGCTCCGGACCCTATCAAGGACACCGGAGCGTTTGCTATCTCACGATGAGATGGTTTTACTGCACAGTGGCTGGAAGCACGGCATCATGCAGGATGAATGCCTAGATGCCATGGTGCGTCATAACCTTGGATTTATTCGAGACGTGTGCAAGGTCATCAAGCACAAAGAACACTTTGTGGATGCTTGCCAGTACTGCGTTGAAGGTGTCATCAGGGCAATCGAAAAGTGGGAACCGGAACGAGGGCTAAGGTTCTCCACTTACGCTCATCCTTGGATCTATCAGAAGCTCAGACGCTATCAATCAAACCAACTGCGAACCATCCGTATAGCAGAACACGCAGTGGTCAAGTGGCACAAACTCCGCAGATTCTATGTGCTCTTAGAGTTGGAACTAAAGCGCCCACCAACTGATGCGGAACTGTCAGAACGCTCTGGCATGACCATAGAGACCATCGAGATGTGCAGGACGGCTCACGGCTTGGAGCCTGTATCGATGCATCATGGCATCCAAGGCACTGACCTTGTGCTATACGAGTCTGCGGTATTCGGCAAAACCCAGAGCGCAGAGGATGAGTACTTGGAAAGCGTAGAGGAAGGAAGCGCAATGGATCATCTATCTCGGCTTGATGATGAAACCCGGCAGATGGTTGTTTTGCATCTTGGCTTAGATGGACGTGTACCGCAGACAATCCACATGATAGCCAGTCGCTACCGATTACCGCCTGTAGTGGTCAAACAGAGGCTTGCAGAGGCATTGCAGGAACTGAGGACAAACCTTGAGACATCTTGAAGACCGTGAACAAATCGCCTTGATAACTTGGGTCAGGCTGATGGAGTCCAAGCATCCCGAACTGGCTACCATCTACCATTGCCCTAACGGTGGACACAGGGATATTAGGACAGCTGCTAAGTTCAAGGCCATGGGTGTTCGTGCAGGTGTCTGGGATATCTTCTTGCCTTGCCCAGCACCGGGGCTCTTTGTTGAGATGAAGGTAGGTAAAGGCAGGCTAACACCGGGGCAGGTTTCCTTTAGAGATGCCTTGCTACCGTACGGGTATTCTTTCGTGGTGGCTTATAGTTGGGTTGATGCTGCCAAGGCTATAGGTAGTCACCTTGGCTTTACTGTTGATGTATAATGTCTCGTCGATCTAATCGGCTGCTCATGTGATGGAGTAACTACCCGCCTTGCACGTCCTCTGCTTGGCGGGTTTTCTTTTGGTGTATAATGTGACTAACCTTTCCTGTGGTTATGGACCTTGTCCACCCCTCGGAGTAGCTACCGAGGGGAAGTCCACGGAAGGGAATCTACAGGAAACAAAGGTTACATCATGGCTATTCCAGCCACTGATGCCGTTCAGGCTATCGCCTTTTTACGGCATCTATTCAAACCGTACACTGACGGATTCATTGAGATCCGTCCACTCTCCAAACACAAGCCCCACGCTAACCGGACTACCTACCGGATTCCTGAATGTCTCAAGGGTGAAGCCGGGCAAGCACTGAGCCAGCACATCATCAGCCTTGCTATGCGTGGCTATGATGTTTATGTAGGTGTCTGTCCTAGGGTTGCCCCTGAAGGTCCCGGACGCAAGCTGGGCAAAGATGCCATCGAGCAAGTTGGGGCAATGTGGGTAGACCTTGATGCCAAAGTACCGGGCAGTAGTAAAGAAATACTTGATAACTGCGACATCGTTGTTAGCACAGGCAATGGCTGGCACGGCTACAAGATAGCACCTAAACCTGCACGAGTAAGTTCCGCTCGTGACCGTGCAAATATTGAAGCCAAGGTAAGAAGTTTCGCCAATACCCTGTTGGCCGGAACCGATAACGTATCAAATGTAGATCGCATCCTAAGAGTTCCAGGCACTCTAAATTGGAAGGATGTTGACAACCCTAAACCAGTCCAGATGTTGAAGGGTGGAGGCATCAAACCAACCTACAAGGAATCCTTGATAGTTGCGGAGTTTGGCGATGCACGGCTTGATGCTTTACTTGCTTCTGCTAAGGCTGGTGAACTTGGGCACGTTGTGCCGATGATTCGCCACGCTTCCGGACGCTATACAGGATGCTTAGATACATTCTTCCTTGAACTTGAACAGGCTTGCATTTATTCAAAGGCTGATGCAAGATGGTCATTCCTTTTGGCTAACGTCCGGCAAGACTTACCGGAGATTATGGAGCACTTCTTTGGACACTAACGATTTCTGGGATATCCCCCTTGTGCCGGATGCAAAGCCTGAACGCAAAGAGCGTCAACCGGGTGAACCTTCAGGTGATGGCACACTCGCAAAGCTATATCAGAAGCATCCTGAGGGTGGCGGTCCATACGGTGGAAGAGACAACGCCATCACCGCTTATGTTGGTTATCTCAGGAGTACAGGTATCGATTACGATGCTGGGCTTGCTGCTGCTCTTTCGTTCAATAAGAACTGGCTAGATCCATCGTTAGAAGAATGGGAAGTCAGCGAGAAAGTCGGACGAGCATGGGCAGAATGGTCGCTCAGTGTCCGTGAGATGATGACCAAGGAACTAGCCGTAAAACAGTTACTTGCCGATCGTGCCAAAGCACTAGAGCCAAAGCAAGCACGGAAAAAGAAAGTACCGTGGGACTGGGACAGGTTACAGGAAGAAGCCGCCAAGAGCCGAGACACAGAATGGATTGTTCCTAATGTCATAGCACGTCAAGCCATCCACTACTTTGCTGGTCCACCTAGTAGCGGTAAGTCATGGATGGCAGCTGACCTTGTCCGGGCTTCACAGTGTGGCGGTAACTGGATGAGTGTTGCCCCATGTGTCAAATCTAAGGTGCTATACGTCAATGAAGAGATGGGTGTAGGTGAATACAATAATCGTTTCCACCTGCTCTACCCTGAAGCTTGTCGTGGTCTTCATTCATACGTCAATGAAAACATCAGGTTTACCGACCCAGATGACCTTGAAGACATCGTAGAGTTTGTCAAAGAGAATGCCATCGACATCGTGATTGTTGATACTTTTGTCCGGGTCCACAACCTTGATGAAAACAGCAACTCCGAAATGTCCCAACTCTATCAACACTTCAAACGTGTTACGGATGCAGGAGCTGCGCTTGTGGTTCTACATCATGCCCGTAAGGGCGCTACGGGCTCACTGGGGCACGAAAGTATGCGAGGGGCTGTAGAGATAGCAGCGCAGGCAGAAACCGTGCTGTCAATCGAAAACAAGATGGGGCACTACACAGTCAAGACCGTGAAGCAAAGACGTAGCCCGTTTGAGGACCAGCTAAACTTTGAGTTCAAGATTCATACCAACACTCCAAACGATTTGGAGATAAAGCGCATTGATATTGCCACCGAAGAAAAGACACTGGATCAAGCTATCTTGGACTACATCGGAGAGAATCCGGGGCAGACTAGCCAACAGATAGCCGATGGTGTCAAGAAGCGTAAGACCGACGTAGTGAAGGCACTGCAAGGGCTTGAAGATGAGTCAATGTTGAACGTAATGCATGGTGCGAGAGGAGCCAAATTCTATAGTCCATTTAGTATGTTTTGACCTGTTCCCGTGACCTGTTCCCCTTAAGAATAGAGAATGGGAACAGGTGATAAATCCCCCCCTAAGAACCCCCCCTAGCCCGGAGGGCGTTAGGGGGATATGAGAGAGCAAAACCGTTCCCCCGCTTGATGCGGGGAACGGCATTGCCAAGAAAAATAAAGGTTTGACAATATCCCCTTGGTGGGTATATAGTTTGCATGGCAATAGTGCCGTGAATAAGCCGGATGGCTTGAAGGAGTAAAGATGGGATTTTTTGCACAGCATGGTTCGTACAGCGAAGGCAACGGTAAAAAGTTTGCAGTAGCTGAAGCAGGTATCTACACCTGCGCCTTGGTTGACATCGAAGCAGTACAAGGCAAGTCGTTTGATGATCCATCGGTACTTGAACCAAACTACAAGTTTGTGTTTGAGACCACGGAGGTTGGTGATGATGACGGGCAACCCTTCCGGTTCGTGCAGTTCACCAAAACAGCCTATGGCAATGACAAGGCGAAATTGACTATTCTCCTCGATTCCATGGTTGGTAAGCACATGGACCGCAACGAGTATCAAAACCTCGACATCAACGCTCTCAAGGGCAAACAATGGCAGGTTGTCGTTGGTACTCGCCAGAAAATGAACGGCGAGCTTGGCAACATTATTGAGACGGTCAAGCCGGTCAAGGTTGCAACCACGAAGCCCCTGAAGAAGGCTGAAGCAATCACCGATCCATTCGAAGACTAATGCGACAACACTACACGGTTGGCACACTCGATGCCTTGGCAGTAATCGAAGACTGGGGGCTGGACTTTGTATCCGGCTCCATAGTCAAATACCTGCAACGCCAAGAGCATAAGGGGCAGGCAGAGCAAGATAGGTACAAAGTACTCTGGTACGCAGCCTATCTAGTGACACGCTCAAGGGAGTATGCCGATCGTGTAGTTACAGATGCCAAGGAGATAAGTAATGGCAAAATTGCAGGAAGCAATTGATAACTGTGTATGTTCCCAATATGACACACGATTAGATCAATGCAAAAAAATTATACTTTTTGAACTCAAGAAGAATGTAGAACCAGTATCAACTGCTGTATTTAAATACATTTTGCTTGATTATGGTTTTGCAACGGCTACCTATCAACGCGCTCTGACTAGCCTAGCTGAAGATAAAAAAGTATTCACTCGTAGGGGCAGATATCAATATGTTTGGTTATTGCCAGAAACAGAGGCTCATAATGGCAAGGCCTAGATGTAGCATTGTTGAATCACGCATGAGGCGTGATGTAGTTTTGCAAAGATACGAAGAGTTAGTAGCCGGTGGTATGCGATGCCACGACGCATCCAAGATGCTCGGCTTCAACCACACAACGATTTCATATTGGAAAAGACAGCTGCTAGAGCAGAAGCGCCTTGAGATACAGGCAGAAGTGCAAAGCGTGGCTAATGGCAGTTTCTCTGTAGCACTTGAAAAGTTACGCTCTGGATACATGGTACGCAGGTCAGGTGCTTCTTGGTTCCTCCAGCTAGTAGACGGCAAGATATGTCTATACTTGCTCGATGGTGCTGGGAACCGTAGATACAGCCGTGTTGCATCCTTTGGATCCGCTGATGTCCTGGCGATGGACTGGGAGATATTCGTAGGATGACAAAGCTAATCTGGATCACACCGGAAGCGGAACAGGTCATCGGTTACTGCGCTAGGGTCTCCAACCCAGCCAACCAAGATAACCCAGACGTAGCCCGGTTGCTTTCCTACTGCATCAAGCACGGGCACTGGTCAATCTTTGAGATGGCGAGCATGTGCGTGGAAATAAAGACAACCCGTGCTATTGCCCCGCAGATTCTTAGGCATAGAAGTTTCTCTTTCCAAGAGTTTAGCCAAAGGTATGCAGCGGTTGCTGAGTTCCCCGTTCTGGGGCAGATGAGGCTTGCTGGTACAACTAACCGCCAAAGCTCACAACCGATGCCAGAACGGGGGAAGTTAGATGCCGAGATGCAGAGTGTTATCTTAGATGCTGATTTGGCTGTATATCGTGGCTACCATGCATACAACCAAATGATTGAAGCCGGTATCGCTCCGGAGACTGCAAGGATGGTACTACCACTCTGCACTCCAACCACAATGTATATGTCTGGCACGATACGCTCTTGGATTCATTACGTGCAGCTGAGAACGCAGGAAGATACACAACTAGAGCATAGGGAGATAGCAGACAGCATCAAGG